TTATTTCCATATCCTTCCGTATTGGTTACGCTGCAAAGGTGCGCAACTCCGCGCAGGCACAATCCATAGTATTTCCATAGTAGGGAATGATTTTCTTCGTTTACCTTCCTCAATCCCTGTTTTTTTCCGCATACGGGCACAAAAAAAAGCGGCTCCACTCATACTTTAGTATCGAATAAAGCCACTGTTTTATATTTTAATTTATACCTTTGAAAATGATAAGCTTAATAGTAGTTTTATTACTACATAAAAAGTATATCATTGACAACTTTTGAATATGTTTATAATTTGTGTTTAATATGCTAAATAGATATAATATTACATTGGGATTTTATGAACCTGCCATTTTTCATATACACACAAGAGGAACAGGTCGACTAAAGAATTTCAATCAATGGGATGTACAACAAAAAAGTACTTTTTTACATGAATATGTTCATTATTTACAAGATATTACAACAATACAAGGATTGAATAATTACTATATTTTAGGTGAATACATGCGTTATGTTACTAAAATCATAAAATCTTCATCCAATATAATATCATTGCCGATAAACAGGTTTACTGCAAATCATAATGTTGGTCAGAATTGGATAGCTTATTCATGTGTAATGGGAGATAAAAAACCTGTTAAAAATGTTTTAAGCTATTATCCAAAGTATGTTACAGATTTAATAGATGAAAATAACGGGGAAAAAATACCTCTGAATGTAGTTATTCTAAAGTGTGAGGGTTATAATATTCCATATCAGGAAATAATATTTGGGACAATTCATATAATGGAAGGTATGGCTAATTTAATTCAAAATCTTGTTTACCCTCATCTACAAGATGCTTCTCCATACAATCCTTATCACATAGCTGTAGATGTTGTTGATATGATAATTCCTGGATTTTCATCAAATAAGCTTACGCTTATATCTCTTCTTGATTTTGCACTTCAACATTCTAATCCAGGTTTGGCTTTAGTTGGATATTTGGAAAAAAAACGCAGTGAAGGATACAATGCAACTTCTTTGACTTCTGACATCATATATAATGATTTAATGCAAGAAAAAGTGTGTTTTTCATCACTTTCTCCATTGTCGTTTAAGGATGCTTATATCGCTTTAGCGGATGCAGCGAAAGATGTTATGAAAGATTATTTAGGAAATGTTTGGTATTGGAGGAATATAGATAAATGGTTTCAAACAATCATCAACAGGGGCATAGGACTTAGATTAAATGCTCCAGAATTATTTCAACAGTTAGCAATTGGAGGTGATATAACTTCTAATGATGTTTTCTTGAAAATATTTAAAGAATTTGGTTCTCCAATTGTTACAAACAGTCCTTATAATTTTGATTTCATATCGCCAAAAAATGTATTTATAACAAAAGAGGAAATGATTAATATATATGCAATGATGCAGTTTCCTCGTGTTTTCTCATCAAACGGTACATTTTCATGTCCTCTTAGAAAATACTGCCAAAACAAGCCATGCGGCTTTCATAAACAAAAAGTTGATAAACGATGCCTTACTCAACCTTGGACTCGAATGAGAAAATGGAATAGATGTTATTTCAATACTTGGTGGTATTTTAAAGGCTTCAAGAATCTTATCATAAGATAATTATCACACCGTCTTCCCCAGAAACACCCCGATAACCGACAATGCCCCCAGTTGTTTCATCTTTCGTTGCAGTTGCCTGAAGCTCTCCCCGGTCGTGAGTACATCATCCAGCAGGACAACATTCTTTCCTCTGATATACCGCCGTGTGAATTGCAGGTTCCGCAGTATGTCCTTATCTTTTCCTTTTCCTTTCAGCTGCTCACGGTCTTCCTCTATCCAGATGGCCTTGAATCCGTCCGTGACGCCCAGCCATTTCGACAGATAGTAGCACACCACCGGAAAGCGTTTCCGTTGTCTTTCCCTTGTCGATGCCGGTATCGGTATCAGCACCGTATCTTCCTGTGTGCCATTGAAACCCGTATGCTTCAGGCACAGTGCAAGTATCTGTGCGACCAGCTCGCCGCAGTGTCCACCCTCCTTGAAACGGAAAATCAGGTTGCTTACCCGTTTCTGATGTTCGTTCGTCTTTTCCATCTTTGTGGGGTGATAGTCATGCAGATAATGACATTTGCATCCGTCTATAAGCACTTCTCCCTTGAATATCGTTTCATACGGATAGAAGTCCGGTCGCTTCCCACTCTCAAAAGTGAAGTTCAGCACATCCCTCATCATGGTATTCGATTCCTTCGACCTGCCCAGCGAGTACCATCCCGCATGTTTCCCGCCTTCCATCAGACACATGCCGATTTCCATCGCCTCGCTGAACCGCTGGTGCGAGACAATGTACCATCCGTGTTTCCGGCATAGTCCTGCAAACTCATCCATATCTGCCGCAAGGAAATACATCATGCCTTCCTCCCTGACGATTACCGTCAGTTCGGATTTCGGTTTTTCCCGGCAGAACAGGCTTTCGCAATAGCTCACCCCATGCCACACCGATGCCGTGCATTCCTCGTCACAGAACTGCACTTCCACCTCTTCGAACAAATCAAATTCTTCCACCATGATGTCTCTGTATTTTTACAATCTGTTTTTAAGGAGGGATAAGTTACACATTACTGTCATTTTACGAATTGCCGCACTTCCATTTTTATATTTTTTTAGCTTATCCGAAAAACACGTGTCGGGACAGCCTCCCGGACAGGGGAGACTATCCCGACACGTATATCCGCCATATCCTGCGGTTTTCAGTTCCAGTTGTTTCTCTTTTCGCCGCTCATGCAAAGAATCACCGTACTTTTCTTCTTTTCAAAAGACTCTGCCAGCCGTCTTGCAGCCCATTTCCTGAATGCCTCGCATTTCAGTCCCTTCATGCGGAATCCCAGTGCAATGATGGTTTCCAGACTGTAGAGGTCCACACTGCAATCTTTCCCGTTATAGGTGAAATGTTCCACCCGCACATCCCGGTATTCATCAAAGTCTCCGGTTTTTGCAAGGGATTTCAGTCCTGCGTTTACCGACTGTACAAACACGCCATACGCCCGTGCAATGTCGCATTTCGGCAGCCATACCTCGCCCTTGCCGTCCGTTTCTATCCTTACGCTCACCTTATCAGGTGCATTGCGGTTATATTCCACTTCAAAATTGCCAAATTTCACCATAATAGTTACTTTTATACATTATTATATATAGAATTTAAGCATGGAGGTCATGACATGGCATCCAGTTTTCCCGCAAGGACCTCCATATCCTTTCTTATCTTCTCATTGGTTATGCGGGCATAGATTTGCGTCGTTTCAATGTTCGTATGCCCCAGCATTTTCGACACCGTTTCAATCGGCACACCTTTAGCCAGAGTAGTGGTCGTAGCAAACGTGTGACGTGCCAGGTGGAAGGTAATATTTTTATTTATACCGCACAAATCCGCAATCTCTTTTAAGTAAGAATTAAGTTTTTGATTGCTCAGTACAGGCAGTAACTGGCCTTTGGGAAGCTGACCTTCATATTTCTGGAGTATCGCCTGCGGTATTTTCAGCAGCGGTACGTTTACCGGAGTATCTGTCTTATGACGGTGCGTCATGATCCACGGTTTCCCGTCAAACGAGATTCTGATGTCGCTTGCCTTCAGTTCCTTCACGTCCACATATGATAATCCCGTGTAACAGGAGAACAGGAACACATCCCGTACCTGTTCCAGTCTTTTAGTCGGAAACTTCTTCTTCATTATCTTTTGAAGTTCCGCATCCGTCAGATAGCCTCTGTCCACACGTTTCAGTCTGATTTTATAGTTGGAAAACGGATCAGTATAAATCCAACCGTTGTTTTTGGCGATGATTACAATCATCTTGAACGTCTGCATGAATTTTGCTGTGGTATTCTCATTGCATTTGCTTTCTGTTCTCAGATAGTTCTCGAAGTCCGTAATGAACATGTGGCCGATTTCCTTCAGTGATATATCCGAAATATTGTATTTCACTTTCATAAATTCCTCCAGCCTTCGGTAGCAGCGGTCATACTTCGCGAGGGTGGCAGGCGTCTTGCTGATGCCGACCAGTTTTCTTGCATCCTCATTGTGTTTCTTGAAAAGTTCCAGCAGTGTTCTTTGTTTCGCCGTTATTCCCAAAAACGCATTGCGTATTTTTTCTACCGTTACGAACGACTCATGCACTTCAATATCCCGGTAGTGGTTTTTCAGCGAAGCACGGATGTCCTCCAATGTTTCATTCAACTGGCGGGCTTTCTGTGTATTTCCTTTCGCCTTGCCCAAAACTGTATCCCAAGCATCCGGTTTTACACTCAGTTTAGAACTGAACTGTGTGATTTCACCGTTAAGTGACAAACGAATCATAATACAAACTGTTCCGTCTTTGTTTACCTGATTCTTTCTTAGATAGAATAGAATCTTAAATGTACTCTTACTCATATCCTTTTTTAATTTAGCTCCTTTGCAGTGGGTGTAATGACTTCCCTCTGCAAAGGAATAATTAATAATTGGGTTACAAGCAGACATTTGAACGTCAATGAGCGACAAATCAAGGACTTACATCGAAAATCGTTACTATTTTTATAGGCTGATTTTTAGTAACGATTTAGTAACGGAACTTTGTCAGAAGTGGGCATTTGAATGTCTTTCGGTTGTCCACCGGATAAATAGAAAAAGTCCCGTAAAACGTTGATTTTACGGGACTTGTCTTAATTTGGCCACCTAACGTCTTAGGTTTCAGCGGAGAGACAGGCTCTTTAACCTATATAATCATAGAACTTCATACATAGTCAATAATCTGTTAATCAACAGGTTATTATAAAGCAGTCTTAAATTTAAATATTTCCAAACATCTTTTGTTATCACAATAATTGGGTGTAATTTTGGGTGTGATTTCTAAATAAAAATAATCATGAATATAAAAAGAAACATTATCTTTGAACTGGAGAACAGAAAGAAAAACGGTGTTCCTATCGTAGAAAACGTACCTATCCGAATGCGTGTCACTTATAATGGCAAGCGTGTTGAGTTCACCACAGGCTATCGCATTGACGTAAGCAAATGGGATGCAGAGAAACAAAAGGTTCGTAATAGTTGTACGAATAAGCTAAAGCAAAGTTCATCTGATATCAATATGGATTTGCAGCAACAACAAGCCGAGCTTCAGAATGTGTTTAAGGAGTTTGAGGTGCAGAATATTCTTCCTACCCCTGCACAGCTAAAGGACGCTTTCAACTCTCGCATGAAAAGCAATGAGGTCATGGAAAAACAACAGGAGATAACCCTGTTTGAAGTCTTTGACAGATTCGTAAAAGAAAGAGGCTGTCAGAACAGTTGGACTAAGGCAACTTATCAGAAGTTTGCAGCGTTAAAGAACCATATCAAGGAGTTTAAGGAAGATATAACCTTTGAATATCTTGATGAACAAGGACTGAATGAATTTATCATGTTTCTTTGCACCGAAAAGGATATGCTAAATACTACAATAGGAAAACAAATCGGATTTCTCAAATGGTTTCTACGCTGGGGATTTCAGAAAGGCTATCATCAGAATAACGCTTTTGAAATATTCAAGCCAAGGCTAAAGACAGCAAAAAAGCCTGTCATATTCTTGTCAAAGGAAGAGCTTCAAAAATTATGTTCTTATGAAATTCCAGCAGAGAAGCAGTATCTGAAACGTGTGCGTGATGTTTTCTTGTTCTGCTCATTCACAGGGCTTAGATATTCGGACGTCTGTAATCTGAAAAGAAGTGACATCAAATCTGACCGCATTGTGATTACCACACAAAAGACTACGGACGGTCTGATTATTGAATTGAATGAAGTAAGTAAAGCCATACTTGATGCATATAAGAACTTCTGTTTCCCTAATGATATGGTTCTTCCTGTAATCAGTAATCAGAAAATGAATAAGTATCTGAAGGAGTTGGGTGAACTTGCCGGAATAGACGAGCCTGTGAAAGTGCCTTACTGTAAGGGTAACGAACGCACAGACAAAGTCTTTCCCAAATATAAACTGTTAGGTAGTCATGCAGGTCGGAGAACATTTGTCAGCACTGCCTTGATTAAAGATATTCCTCCACACGTAGTCATGAAATGGACGGGACATAAAGACTATAAATCAATGGAGCCCTATATAGACGTTGCTGACAAGACAAAAAAACAATATATGGAAAAGATGAATGGGATATTGTAACAGAATAAAAACATTAATCCTATTCTTGGAGTTCTCCAATTAATATCTTACCTTTGTGACGTTTTATTTATATAACCTTTTTAATTTTCAGATGCACATAAAGAAAGCCATACTTTGGTATGGTTAAAATATAATGCAAGTTGAGCTTTACAAGAGAGTGCATACAAAATGTGGAAAAGGTTACTGATAAACACGAATCCCCCATGTGCTTTGATTGGTATATGAGGATAATGACAAAAGAACAGCAAGGTTTGTCGGATAGCGAAAGAGACTTCACGTGACATACTGATTCATTGATGCAGACAAAGTTCTCATCGTGAGAAGATGTAGATGTTGTGTAAGTGATTACTTGGCTTGAAGGATATACCTATTGTCTGTCATTTAGAAACAGAACAGCATTTGCCGACTATGAGAAGCGTTATGTAATATGTTGATTTCTTATAAACAAATGAATCGTCATTTGTAAGAATGAAACATAAATGTCTGTAACGTTATCACCTTAGATGCAGTATGCCATCATTAGAAAACTGCCCTTTTATCTTGGCAGCTTAATATCCAGAAGAATCATTGGTTCTAATTTGAGGGTAGTTATTACTCTAAGATTAAAAAACAACTAATCCATGATTCAGTGGAAGATAATATTCTAATCAAGGATTTGACTGTTGGGGAATTGCGCAATGTAATTCGTGATGTCCTCAATGAAAGAACAGTTGAAAGCTCCAATGTAACAACAAATGAACCGTCAGACAAACGATATGTTTACGGACTTGCAGGACTGGCTCAGTTGTTAGGCTGTTCCAAAGTTACTGCCAGCAGGATAAAACGAAGCGGTAAAATAGACAAAGCCATATCGCAATGTGGCAGGAAGATTATAATTGATGCAGACTTGACGCTTCAACTTTTGAATCGTAATAACCGTTCAAATCCTAAAAGGAGGTAATGTAAATGACCATTTCTCATGTAATGTGGGAAATGGTTTCTTTTCTTATAGGAGTTTATACCTACTTGTGACTGCTGACTGTGTTGGCTGCCAATGGTTGAACAAAAGAGATAAGAATTCTTATCCTTTTTTCAACCCTATAAAGGTGTAGACATAAATCTCCGTGCTCTTCTTGCAGCCTACTTCATAGATTCTTGTAATTGTTTCTACTATTTGAATGCCTGTATATTGCTTATTCGCTTACACACCAGTAGATTATCCCCCCTATAGTTGCTATTTCGATTTTTTAAATACAAGTAAATGATTATTCGAAAGGAGCTGAATATCATTTTTGATATTACTGAAATATTATAGGATGATTTTATACAAGCTGAATAACTTAACAAACACTTTTTCTGTAATAAAACAGTAGCAAATACAACTAGTGAAATTTATATTGTTTTATTGCATAGCAAACAAACTTTCACTACATTTGTGCCGTTCCTCAAAATGGGGAGCAGACATATTAAACGAAAGAGCGTTTTTAATATTATCCTACGTTGAAATCTGGACAATTTCAATCTCTAAGGATGATAGGCAAGAACGCTCACGCTGATGCTATATACCTACTTCACTTTGTGGAGTAGTCTATATATCGTTTGGCGTGGGCTATTGTTTATTACTTAGAGATAGGCAGTCCAGAGCCTCAACGTGGTAATATTCAATAGTTCCCACGCTTTTTCTGTATGTCTATACATAAACTTTATTAGCTTTGGGAACTAGGCAATTTTTATATTATGAACAACATTCTATTCAATCCTCCATCGCCATTCATTTATTATATCTTTAATTTATGACTCAGTGAAAGTTTACTGATATCATTGTGAGAGAATAATATTTAAATAATTAAGCCATATTCCTAACTATAGAGGTGATAAACTGGAATTAGGTAAATATTTAAAACTTCAACAGAATATTTTATTTAATCTAAAATTAACAAGTATGGAAATTATACGTGAAATATACCAAGATTATGAAATTATAATTAACTCAACTGCCTGTAAATCAGAAAAAATTGAAATGGAAATAATTGTAACACCATATATTAAAGGTTTGTATAAGTTGATATGGGAAAGGAATATGGTTTCTATGACATGGGAACAATATTCAAATAAGGAAGAACCAGAAAATAGTAATGATACAATGGTTATTTATTATTTTGAATATTTTTGCCGAGGACAACATAATATTTATAAAGAGTCAATAGAAATACCCAATAATTATAAAACTAATGAAGTGGAGAAATTCATTGCTCAACAGTATATAACCACTGTAAAACAAGATATAGATAAAAAAATAAGCAATGGAATAAGCTTACAAAAATTACTTCTTACACATCTTATGTTTAGATGTTAAGAATCAAGTAAATACTGTGGATTATGGGATGTTTAATTACAATATTTGTTTGGATAGGTTTGTCGCTAATAGCTACATTGATTTTTGGTAATGCTATTGCAGGAGTTATTGTAGGTGCCATTGTTACGGTCGCTATAGGCTTTTATTCTACTAGGAATGATAAATAAAGAATTAAGTTTATGCAAGAAATACGTGAAATATATAATGATTATGTAATAGTTACAAAAGACGTTAGAAGTGATACCTATAGGATTGAAATGGATGTGATAGTTACTCCTTATATTGATAGTTTATATAGCTGGTTACGTAAAAATGGAGTTGTAAAGACACAGCTAGAGTTGTTAAAAATAGGGTATGCTCCTAGAAAAGAGGATGAAGATGTGATTTTTTATTTAATGCAGTTTGTTCATAAATATCATTATACTTATACAGAGTCTACTCATATATATTTGAACTTTAGTTGTGGTGGAAGACACGGATTAGCAGAAGAAAGGATAATAAACAAAATAAGAAAAAAAATAGATAAACTACCTATATTAAAAAGAGAACTTTCTTTATTCTTACGTGAAAATTTATCATCAACTATAATACCTAAAGAGCCATTTTAGGATACGTTAGTTTATATGATATGCTATTGGATATTACAAAATATGTAAACACTTAAATCATTAATAATATGTTTAATATCTTCAATAATGAAAATAAACGTCATTATAATGTGATTAATAATAAATTGAGAGAAATAGAATCGTTAGTTGATACTTTCTCGGATATATATGAATCTGGAGCTAATAAACAGATTTGTTTATTAATGTTGGATAATCTAAAAACGGAGGTTGATATTTTATTGCAATTAATACATGAAAGAGAATATACAGAGCAGGCTGATTATTATTTAAAAGGAGAGAAAATGAATGTTCTTCAATTAGAAATATTTTTTTTCTCAATGCTATCTGGAGTAGAGGAACTGATAAATAAGAGAGATTAATCGTTTTGTACTACATTAATCAAAATATGAACTTAACAATCATACCATCATTATTAACTTGTGCTTTCTTTGTTCTCGGTTGTAGCAAAATGAATAAAGACATTTATAATCAGACTGTTCGTGATAGATTATCCTTTGAACAAATGGATTCCGTATTTTTCAAAGAATATCAGGAACAGAAGAAGCATATCTACATTCGCTACAAGCAGCCTGTGGAAGGATATACAGTTACTGCACTTTGTACAATGGACGAATTGGATATTATCTTTTCAGAGAATAACGGAATACATGGTAAGGCTCTGTTGAGATTTGAAAACGACAGTACCCATTTCTATATTTATAATTCTTCATTTTCCGATAGCATACTCTACTATGGTATGAAAAAGGAAATAAAGGACAAGGAAGTTATCTATATAGATTATCGTCCTATATCTGCTAACGATATTTGTTATTGCTTTACTCCGTTCTTCTTTCAAGATGTGAATTTCGATGGGAGAAAGGAACTTCTGATAAATAAATGGCAGACAAGCCCGAAAGGACACAGTAGTTTTGACGTCTATGATTTACAGTCAGACCCAAAGAAGTTGACAGAACCGCCTTTTGATAAATACGACCACATGACAAGAGTAGACTCTATCAATAAAACAATAACGCTTTACGAGGGAAGTCGTATCTCTGGATGTGCAGTAAGCCATACATACCAGCTACATTACAGACAGATTATGACAGGATGTGACTATATTGAAAACGTTCCTTATTTCAAGCCAATTAAAGTTCAATACTGGCATGACCTTGGGAACGATAAATATAAAGAATATGTAGCAGATGGTGATTCACTCAAATTGGTGAAAAGCATAATAAGCGATAAATAATATATCATAAGGCATCACAAATTACACATGTCATTCTCGACATAGAACTATAAGCCTTGGAGTGTGTACAATCACATGTCCAAGGCTTTCTTGTTTGTGTCAACTTCAATCAATAACCATTTAAACATTTTACCATTATGAGAAATTTGATTATTATGCCACAGGCACAGAACAGAGTTAGAATGTCCTTGAATGACTATGCGGAAGAAGCTACCGTTGTAAACGAACAGTCTGCAAAACCTGCCAATGCAAACCGTTTTATAGAGGCGAACACGCAGGAGGTTACGCTTTATCATCTTTCAAATGATTGCATTACTCCAGTCTTTTCAAAGGATAACGAGCTGACGATTAACCATGCGTCATTTATTGAAACCATACAGGATGCTGCCACTTCTTTCTTCAATGGCGAACGTGTGGAGCAGGCAGACATCAGAGTTTCCCACGTAATAAAGGGAAGAATCCCCGAAGCGATACACAAGCCAGCCAACCAGCTTCTTGAATCGGACAAAACCATTTATTATGAAAGATGTGCTTTCAGCATTGATATTCCTACCGTTTATGAAACTGTTGGTGGAAATAAACTGAATCTTTCTATTGTAGGAGTGAGAGCTTACAACCAGATGAATCTTTATTCCAAGAAAGTTCCAGAGTTGTTCCGTTTGGCTATAGGTTTTAAGAATCAAGTATGTTGTAACATGTGCATCTTTACAGACGGATATAAGGATGATTTGAAAGTAAGTAACACTACAGAGCTATATCGTGCTGCACTGGAACTTTTCAGTAACTACAACCCAGCCAAACATCTTTATCTGATGCAACAGTTAGGTAATACCTTCATGAGTGAACACCAGTTCTGTCAGATAATAGGCAAGATGAGACTTTATCAATGTTTGCCAACAGGATACCAGAAAGCACTACCCAGAATGTTGCTTACTGATACACAGATAAACAGTGTTGCTAAAGCATATATCAATGATGATAATTTTGGCAGTTTTGGAAGTGAGCTTAATATGTGGAAATTCTACAACCTATTGACAGGAGCTAACAAATCAAGCTATATTGATTCATTCTTAGACCGTTCACTTAATGCTACTGAAATGGCTTTAGGAATCAATTCAGCTTTACATGGTGATGAGAAATATAAATGGTTCATTGATTAAATGAGCTTTATTGATTGAGAGGGAAAAGGGCAGCTATTAAGTTAGTTGTCCTTTTTTCATTTCTACCAACATCTAAAATTTATAATCATGGATAAACAGATAGATAAACTTATAGACCATATCAGAGATTTAGAAAACCGTTTAGGTGAAGCGGATAACAACCTTAGATATATAAAGGTAGTACAGGCATTGAAACATTCCTTAGATAAATTGGATGATATACTTAGAAATAGCCAAGAATTGCAGCGTGAATATCAAGCAACCTATCATAGATATTTCTATACAGGTTGTGGATTCTCCTTTTATGATAGAATCTGTAATTCTATTCTGGACTACAAATATGGTAACAGACCTTTTTAAAATTGACATTATGAATATAGATTATAAAGTAGGAGAAGTGAAGCTTTCCTACAAACCCAAATTCAAGAATCAGCAAAAAGTAACCTGTTCAGAGGATGCTTATAGATATATGCTTTCCACATATAAGAAAGGAACTATATGCTACAAGGAATATTTCAAAGTCCTGTTCCTGAATCAAGCTAACCAGATTTTAGGATATACTCTTATTTCAGAAGGAGGAATCACAGAAACCTGTGCTGATGTCAGATTAATTATGCAAGCTGCATTATTAACTAATTCTATAGCTTTAATTCTGGCACATAATCATCCAAGCGGTAATCTGAAGCCAAGTAGGCAGGATATGGAAATTACTAAACAAGTTAGGGATGCAGCCCAGTTTATGCGGATAAAAGTTTTAGACCATATTATCCTTACAGATACTAAATACTACAGTTTTGCTGATGAAGGAATACTGTAACATACAAAAGGACATCAATATTATAATTGGTGTCCTTTATAATATTCACTTCTGTGATAAGTGAATGTTCATTTCATTATCAATGTGTTACAGAATAACGAATCATTTGCATATTCACTTTCATTCATTCAATCATAAAACAGAATATCATGTCACTGAAATATTCAATTACAACAGCCGATTATCTTGTGTGGTCTGATGCGATGAATCTCATTCGTAAACTCACACGTGATGACAATTATATGATGTCGCTTCTTGTGGCAGTTGGTTGTTTCACTGGATTGCGAATATCTGACATACTCGCATTACGTTGGTTTCAGATTATAGATACAGATGAGTTGTGTGTAACGGAACGTAAGACAGGCAAGCAGCGTGTAATACGAATCAACTCACAGCTTCGTTCACATATCCGTGAATGTTACGAGCATATTCAACCGATTGGAATCAACGCACCAGTCTTTGTCAGCAGAAAAGGCACGATTTACAGTGTTCAACGAATCAACGTAATACTCAAACAACTTAAAACGAAATATCATTTGCGAATAGGAAACATAAGCTGTCATACATTACGTAAAACATTTGGTCGTCAGGTTTACACGATGAACGGTGATAATGCCGAGCTAGCTTTGATTAAGCTGATGGAACTGTTCAATCACAGTTCTGTTTCGATAACCAAACGTTATTTGGGATTGCGACAGGAAGAACTACTTGATACATACGATTGCCTGCATTTCTGAAATATTGAGATATGACAAAGGTCTGGTTTGGGTGTGTTACCACTCGTACCAGACCTTATTTTTTATCCTATCATTTCGTCATACGTCTGACGGACTTTCCTATTCAGCTCCGTTATCAGTTCCGAACTATCAGCTATTAAAGGATTATTCCGTAGCTTTTTTAATTCATTCTTTGCTCTTGTGTACTCTGACGGGTAACGAAATATATTCTGTTCTTTCGCTTTCTCAATTATATCATCAACAAACGCAGGTGGCTGATTGATTAAAGCGACATTCAATGCATAGTTCAGAAAATCTTTGACATTCTTGATTTTATCTATTCCTCTCAGCTGAATGAGAGAGAGCTTTTCTATATCACTATATGAATCATACCATGACTGGATGATTTTATGAAAAAACGCCTCATCATACAACGTAGCTCCATTGATTATTGGTCTTTTAAAACGTGATTTAAGCCTATGACTATATCTTGCTTCGTATCTTAGGAGGTTTGTTGGTATTTCCAGCTTCTTTAGGAGGTGGGGTGATTTACTTTTAATCTCTTTTGTCTTGTCGTAAAGAACAAGTGAGTGACTGGAACCAGTTCCATATTTCAATGTTTCTTTCTCTACTATATAAACCCTTTTCAATCGAGCCAAAGTACCCAAATATTGGAAATATTTAGCAACAGGACTACTCATCGCGAAGTTGTCAGCAATATCCAAACGTGTTACGTTGAGTGTGCGCACATCATAATGCAGTATGTCCGATAGCGTTTCAATAATCTCCTTCACCTGCTGCAAGTTCATACGCTGTACGTTGTTCCCAAAATAAGCTTTCGACAAACTACCTTTGCAACTCATCCAACCATAGCCTAATTGAATACGAAACTTACCAATAAAACCAATACACCCTTTAAATATGCCGCATTCATTGTAAGCTAGCTTAACTTGTTTAAGATACTTATTTAATTGAGTGAAGTCAGTAGTTCCATCATGAATGTAAAAATGCACCGTATCATACATAACTTACTGATTCTCATATGATTTATAATATATCTATTTAAATTGATTCACCTTATTATATAAAGGCATTGACAACTGACGTGTGAAACTCATTTCCTGCCTCCTTTCTCGTTCTTGTCAGCCATGCAGTCAGATACCGTGTCTTGCTCCGTATCACTGTTGGCAACGGTATGACATTTCATCATCCAGTCTTCAATCTCTTTCCGGTTGAAATAAATCCTCTTTCCCGAACGGTAGAAAGGAATCTGTCTGGAACAGGTCTTTTTGTAAAGACATGATACACTCAAATCTGTCAGCAGTGCCACTTCGTCAATAGTCAGCACATTCTTTGCGGAAAGCAGAATCAAAGCCTTGATTTCATCAAGCTGTTTTATTATCTTTTCCATTTTGAAAAAATAAATGATTATGCCAAGACTATTCTTAGCATAATGATGTCACTGAAACAATGTTGCAGCCTCAGCGAGCAATCATCGTTACAAAAATCAGCAGCTTGATAAATGACAATGGAAAAGGAATATCATAGAATGGAATATAGCCAACAGATAACAGATGAATAATATTCTGTTTTTCCGATGGTTAGCTTATCTTTAGTCGTTCTTTTCCTTTTTGTTTTATTATGTTGAATCTTTGTTGAAACTCCAATCTTCCGATTGAGGCTGTTGTGTGGCAATCTATGGATATGCCCGAAAAGGACAGGATGCAGAAATAGGGAAAGAGAAGAAAAGGTTAAATAAAAACAAAACACCCAGTCTTACATTGTTGGGTGTAAAACTGGGTGTAATTCTTGTAAACTATTGATTTTCAATATTTATTGCGGAGAGACAGGGATTCGAACCCCGGGTACCTCGCGGTACAACGGTTTTCAAGACCGCCGCAATCGACCACTCTGCCACCTCTCCAAAGCTCTTCGTGAGAGTTGCCTTGTTTTTCAAAGGCGGTGCAAAGGTAGGGATTATTTTTTACTTTGCAAATATTTCTGAATATTTTTTCTCTTTTCTCCTGGTCTTTCCGTCTTATTCCCGAATAAAGCGCTGTACTGAATATTTGCATATTTAAAGTAAACGCAGCAAGAAAAAGCAAGGTTGATGATAATACAGCAAAAATGCAGTCTATTAAGTGGTTAGGTGTTTAACTCATAATACTGCATAAGCTGAAAAAGGAGGTCCGCTAAAAGCTGCGAAAGACTTCAGTTCCCATATCGTTACTGATATAACAGGAACAAGAAACGGCACAACAGATTCTATTTCAGTAATTTGCACAGTTTTTCATACCTGAGGACAACTCGCTTGATATTAACTTTGTAACGATCAAAAAAGTATGAAAACGAGTATGAGCAGATCGACCTTCAAAATCCTCTTCTACGTGAAGAAGGGCAGCGAGAGAGCCAACGGCTATCTCCCCCTGATGTGCCGTCTTACGGTGGACGGCGAAATCAAGCAGTTCAGCTGCAAGCTGGACGTGCCCCCGAAACTTTGGGACGTGAAAACGGCACGTGCCACGGGCAAGAGCGCCGAGGCGCAGAAAATCAATGCGGCGGTTGACCGGATACGTGTGGACGTGAACCGCCGTTACCAGGAACTGATGCAGTCCGACGGCTATGTCACCGCCGCCAGGCTGAGGGACGCCTGCCTCGGACTGGGCGTGAAACGCGAGACGCTGCTGAAGCTCTTCGAGCAGCACAATGAGGAGTTCATCAAGAAAGTGGGACACAGCCGCGTGCAGGGAACATACAACCGCTACCGTACCATATACAGGCATCTGTGCGAGTTCGTCCCGAAAGTGTACCGCCGTGACGACATCCCCCTGAAGGAACTCAACCTGACGTTCATCAACAACTTCGAGTATTTCCTGCGTACGGAGAAGAAATGCCGCACCAATACCGTATGGGGTTACATGATCGGGCTCAAGCACGTCATCTCCATCGCCCGCAACAGCGGCGCGCTTCCCTTCAACCCCTTCGCCGGGTACATCAACTCCCCCGAGAGCGTTGACCGGGGCTACCTGACGGAGCGTGAGATACAGACGCTGATGGAGGCCCCGGTGAAAAGCGGGACCTGCGAACTGGTACGCGACCTCTTCATCTTCTCCGTGTTCACCGGACTGGCATACGCGGACGTGAAGGCGCTGACGACCGACCGGTTCCAGACCTTCTTCGACGGCAACCTCTGGATCATCACCCGCCGTCGCAAGACAAACACCGAGTCCAACATCCGCCTGCTGGACGTTCCCAAGCGCATCATAGAGAAGTACAAGGGGCTATCCAAGGACGATCATGTATTTCCGGTACCGAGCAACGGCAGATGCAACACCATATTGAAGGAACTTGGCAGGCAGTGCGGTTTCAAGATAAGGCTGACCTATCATGTTGCCCGGCATACGAACGCCACCACCGTGCTGCTCTCGCACGGTGTGCCCATCGAGACCGTAAGCCGTCTTTTGGGGCATACGGATTTGAAAACCACCCAGATATATGCCCGGATAACCAACCAGAAGATCAGCAGCGACATGGAAATCCTGTCCCATAAGCTGGAAAAGATGGAGAAGGAAATATGCGATGCCATCTGAGGAAATGGTATTTACGAAAGGAACGATTTTTCCCCTTCCTCATCAAAGTTCGTCCGTCCCTGCGGGACTCCGCGTTTTCCCTCCGGTTTCCGGTAGAAAATTTCCGCATGGTGAAATTTTCTACCGGAAAAACGCTCCGAAAGCGCAGGGACGGACGTAAGAGGGATTCAGAAGGCGAAAACTGCGACCGACGTAGTGCATGTGCGACAAGGAAAAGAACTGTCTAGGGCCCCTTTTCATGCCGTACCCCGGCATGAGACCGCTTTCCTCTCCGGCTGTGGTGAAGGCTCTCCTGCTCCCTCTGCATTGCATATGCGGGTTGTTTTGCCCATATCCACGTCCGCCGGTATTGCCTGCCCTTTCCTTAGGAGAAACGGCTTACCGCAACAGGCGGCGTGGCACAGACTTTTCCGGATATGGAGGAACATTCCGGAAAAAAGAGTGGAAGACGGGCTATTATTTGGCTGTATAACAACAAAATTGTATTTTTGCAAAAAATAATATCATGGCTATAACTATCAAGAACATTCCGGTTTTGGAGGGCGCTACGGCGGAAGATTTCGTACGCAGTGCAGACAAGAACGCCGCAAAGGTAACACCCCGGTTATCAGTGGAGGCAAAGAAACGGTTGCGAAAAGTATTGGAGAAATCCCGTTCATTCCGGTTCAATTAACAGCAATGGACGGTATTTCTTTATATGATGATTGTGTCATGCTTGCCTATAACAAGGAAGTACGGAGGAATTGCCTTCCTTTCACTTGTGGCGAGAATGACCTTGATGATTTTTTTCTCAATGATGCCGATCTGTATGCGGATGAGCTCCTTGGAAAAACATATTGTTGGGTAACGGCTGAAATCCCGCATCGTATTGTGGCCTTGTTTACCTTGTCCAATGACAGTATCAAGACCAGACTAATATCCCCCAATGATAAAAACAGGCTGCAACGCAATATTGTAAATCCTAAACGTGGACGCAGCTATCCGGCCGTGCTGATAGGAAGACTGGGTGTCAACCGGGAATATCAGGGTACATCAAGCCACGTAGGACGGCAACTGATGGCTTTCATAAAAGACTGGTTCCGTCATGAGGACAACAAGACAGGATGCCGTTTTATCGTGGTGGATGCATACAATGAGGAAAAGATTCTCAGATATTATGAAAGAAACGGTTTCGTCCCACTCTATAAAACAGACGTGATAGAAAAGCAATATTATGATATTCCGCAAGATGAACCTTTGAAAACCCGCTTGCTGTATTTTGATTTGAAAAAGGACTGACATAATAATATACTAAAGTTTCCCACCCCCAATAAAGAGGGTGGAAAGTAACAGTAATTCAAATTTTCTTCGTAAATTAGAGGTGCTTAATCAACTGATTTACAATGGGAAATAAGAATACTGTTATAGATGCAAAAATAGGTAATTTGAACGAACTTACCAAGGTTTTATCCGTTAAAGAACAAGCCCAGGAGCAACTTTTAGTCGTCATGAAGGCATTGGGCATCGGTAAAATCGTTCGGAATCTAAAGTTTGAGAAGACTCAGGGCTATACCTTGACCTCCCTCTTCATCTCGCTCCTCATCATGCGCCTGTGGGGAAAGACGATTGCAAGTGCCACTTCCAATCATTTTCATGGACTTTGCGCTGTGTCAAAGAACACGCTGTATCGCGCACTTTTGAACGCCCGCATTGACTGGCGAATGCTTCTTACCAAAATCACCCTTCGCTTCCATGCCATTCTCCGGGAGCATCAGGTGAATACCGACGAGAATGACACTTGTGCCATCCTTGATGATACAACCTTTCAGAAAAGCGGCATTCGAATCGAAGGTGTCAGCAAGGTGTTCGACCATGTCACCCACAGCTTCATTTATGGAATGAAATGCCTGACGCTGGCTCTCTCAGATGGGAAAAGCTGCTATCCCATAGACTTCTCCCTTCATCGTGAAAAAGGAAAGAAGAAGGATTACGGCTTGACCTTAAAACAGCGGAAGGAGCAGTTCAAAGAAAAGCGGAACGCAAAAAATCCGGACTATGCGCGCAAGGCGGAATGTGATGAGAGCAAGCTTGAAATGGCCAGACGCATGCTCTGTCATGCCGTGGGGCATGGTATCAACTTCAAATATGTGCTTGCTGACAGTTGGTTTACATGCGAATCGCTCATACAGGCAGTCCGCGAGCTATGCGGTGGTTCAGTGCACTATATTGGTTTGACCAAGATGAACCCCAAGTTGCGTTATCAGACAAGCAAGACCAAACGTCCCCAAAACATCCATGAACTGATTGTAAGGTATGAACGCACAGCTTCATGCTATTGGCGAAAGTACAAGTGCAAATACATTCAGCTTCATGCAAAACTGGGCGAACAGTCCGTACGCATCTTCATCATCAAATACGGGCGAAGCACCCATTGGAAAGTGCTGCTTACTACAGATACTTCCATGAACTTCGTCAGAGCCTTTGAACTTTACGAAAGACGCTGGGGCATAGAGGTCATATTTAAGGAATGCCGTGGTTATCTTGGACTGGGGAAATGTCAGAGTCGGAACTACAACGCTCAGATTGCAGACACCACCTTGTGTTTCATGATGTATCAGATGCTCTCCCTGGCCAAACGCTTTTCAGAATATGAAACCCTGGGAGCACTATTCCGTTCCGAGCGTGATCGGCTGCAAGTGCTCACCCTGTGGAGCAGGACTTTGGAAGAAGTCAGGCATCTGTTGGAAGTTTTATCGCGTGAAGCAGGAGTGGATCTGTTGGCATGCCTATCAACTGTAGCCGCACGGCAAATGGCAGACTTCTCCACAAAGGTCTGGGCACATCTTCTGTGCGATTCGGACGATTATGCCATGCCCGATTTGGACTAAACATTTTTTAGTCGTGCGTTAAATCGTTCGGAAAACAATGATTTTTAGACCGCCCACCGAAGGAAACTATTACTCAAATAGCTGATATGAGGGGGGGGAAACTTCAGTAATATATCAGTAAAATCCTTTGGGGTGACAACGGGTTCCCAAGACGGGCTGCCGCTACGATTGCCTGCCATATGGCACCGGCCGTTTTCTTGATGGCGGGCGGTGGATTTATCGTTACATTTCACGGGCAGCCAATCCGGAATGACAAGTAATGCCGCACCTGTGGCATAATAGAGCATTATTTTGAAGGCGGAGACTTTGTCCGGTTCTTCTTTTTCCAAGGTTTTCCGGCGGATGTCTTCAAGTTTTCCACACTTATTTTAGAATAGTTCGCATTATCAGCCGGTTGCGAGTTCCAGTCTGTCATTCCGATGCTCTTTATCGCATCGTAGCATGTCGTTGATATATTCCAAATACTTATCCATGAATAGGCGACTTATAATTTTGTCTCAGGTAAATATCGAGATACACTCCCGAATGAGGTCTTCCATGATTTTAAAAGACTCCGTATTTCGGAAGGAACAACGTACACATACAATTTCTCCGGAACGGCCAACCTGCCTGTCACTTCCCTGTAATCCTCCCCAAAATCAACACCGCCGTATAAACTGCATGAAAGCCCGGGCACGCTTCCTGTTTCCAATCCCATTTCCGCACCTTCCGCAATATCACGTATTGCCGTTCTCATTCCACATCCTTGAATATTTCTCCAAACATGCCGAAGACAGAAAAGCTGCATGGAATTTTAAATTCTCACCGGACAGACAATAGATAGAAGGAAGTAATCCGTCATCCTCATTTCTTGCGGCAAAAATAGTTGTTTTTCAGGCCGGTCCCGCAAGGCGGCCCTTCGGGCTGGTTGCTCGTGAAAAAATCTTCCTCACGCTTTGCGTGAGCGTATTTTTTCACGGCAAGCCTTGCCGGAGACCGCCGAAAAACAAACTGGAGGAAGCACAAGAAATAAGAATGCCTACCCGTGTAGGCCATGTATAACGACTCAAAAAAATATAAGGCTATGGCAGACAAGAGCGCAGAAAAGGAAAGACTGTTCAACGAGTGGTTCACAAAATCCTATGACAGGCTGAGAGGGACGTTACGCCGGTACGGAATGCTGGACGAGGACAATTTCCATGACACCTACCTTTTCGTAAGAAGGCAGGTGCTGGTTCCCGGAAAGGACATAACGGACTATGACGCGTATTTCATCGGATGCTACAAAAAGGCGGCCCTGGTAAAGATTAAAAGGGAGAGCCGGTATGCACACCCTGAAGATGATTTCTTTCTCCGATGTGGCGAAGAGGCAAAATTCCTTTCCGAGGACGACCTGAACGGGTGCGAGAGGCTGGTTAAGGACATACTGCGTTTCGTAAGGCAGAAGTTCTCCTACGAGGAGTACCGGATGTTCATGCTCCGGTTCTATGAGGCGCAATTCTCGTTCAAGGCACTGGCGGAATGCATGGGCGTATCGGCATCGGCCATATCGCAGAAAGTATGCAGGATAGTGGACGCGGTACGTACCCACAGCGGTTTCGCATGGAGAAGCCAGATGCTGGCGGTGGAAAGCTTCATGTATTGAAAAAACTGTTTAACGGAAAAGTAAGAAAGTTATGGCACTGATAGTATACAACAGGGAAAACTCCCGTCCGCAGGAAGTCACATACAAGGGAAAGCGGACCATCAACCTTGACAGCAGGGGGACCGTCTATCTGTCAAAGACGATGTCAATCGAATTGGGAATCCTCGGTGGCGGACGGGTGAACTTCGCACACGACGACGAGACGGATGACTGGTACATCTGCCGGGCCGATGACAGCGAGGGGTTCATTGTCTGGAAGGACAAAAGATGCGCAAGGTTCTCGGCGGGGTTTATCGTGCAGAGACTCATGCGGCAGGCGAAGGTGGAAAGGAAGAGCGTGCAGTTCATGATGGCGAGAATGCCGGTGGAGATTGGCGGGGTAGCCTATTACAAGATACTGCTCTCGAACCCGATACTCAGATAA